AAAAAGGAAGCCGAGAGGGAGAAAGCGGAAGCCAACCGTGTGACTGCCGAACAACAGCGAGTGAAAGAGTTCGATGCGATGAAAACCAAGGTTGATAATGTTTACACCAAAGCAGAGAGCGATGCGAGGTATCTGCGTGGGGAGGTGATTTACGAGGACTACTACTATCCGAATATGGGTAAAACGACCGACAATGTTAATTTTACGGATTCAACGGAAATTCTGCAACCGACAAAATTTCTCGAATCTTACACCGATGCAAATGGTGTAAGTTGGAACGATGTGTTTGAATGCGCGAGTTTCCCCGACTGGTTTGATTTTGCTGAGAAATCGTGTTATCCGTATGGTAATGGGAACTCTGTAGGTTATTTATTCATTCGTAACTATGTTGTTGATAACAATGAACTTAGTTATGACTTCTATACTTTGCAAAATAATAATATTGGGCAAAAATTGCCATATTATGCAAGTGGAAATGGTTTAGGGTTGAAAAAGATTGATGCGACACATTTCAAAGTGTATAATATAAAAGAAGGCACTACGGAATTTACTGCAATGAACAAGGCAAATGTTGATTGTTCGCTTTTTGCTTTCTCTCCATTAACTTATTACCCAATATATGATATAGATGATTGCAATATAGTGAGAATCACATTAACAGGAAATATCCAATCACCCTCCCGGTATTCGAGTCTATTAAATAGCAGTTGCGATGTTGGATTGTTTGGTTATACTAACAGACAAGTGCTATATGGTGATGAATATGTAGAGATTGAAATCGACAAGAATAATAACAGGTGGAGACAGATAAAAAGCGGTTATTCAATGTTTTACAGGTCAAATTACTCACAAAACTGGAGTGCCAACAAACCAGAAAGTTATGAAAGCGAATGCCATTGCTTATGGAGTAAAATACCGAGTAATCAACAAGAAAAAATCTGTATGATTAATAACAAAGTGTGTTATGCGTTTTCAAATAAATTAAACCCTTTAACTATTCTGAGAATGGGGTGTAAAATTAAAATCGAGAAACTGGCGTAAGATATGGAAATTAAAGTGAACACAAGGAAAAACGGCAAACGTGCCGTGGTGAAGATGATTGCGGAAGATGCGCAAATTGTGGATAACGAGCAAGTAGTGGACGATAACGGATTGCTTCTATCGGAGATTGAACACTTAAAATCCGAACTGCAAGAGAGCGACTACAAGGTGATTAAATGCGCAGAGGCGATGGCCGTTGGCGCAGAGATGCCGTACGATGTGGCAAGCCTGCACAAGGTTCGCCAAGCGTTGAGAAATAAAATTAACGAATTGGAAAAGCAATTATGAAACACATTTATTATAAAAACGATTTCGCAGTGGAGATAACACTGCTCAACGCCAGCGGAGAGGTGGTTGCGCCCCCCGACTGGCAATGGCACATCGAGTTCACAGACGGCAGACGGAAATATATCTGCTCGGTGGATAAGGGCAATGCCAAAGTTGTAGGCAACACGATTATGTGCTACCTCGACAATCACAAGTTCTGCTGTGGAGAGGTGGGCTACAAGTTTGTGCAAGCCATTCCCGATATGAACTATTTGGACGGCTTTCAGAATCTTATCACTCCCAAGGCTCTCCCGATTGAACTTTGGGAGAAAGAGAGCGACAACGATGTAAACATTCAAAGTTCGGTAGTTCCTGCCTATGTGGTTTACGATGCCTATATGACAGCAAAGGCTAACGGCTACACTGGTACGGCTGAGGAATTTTACGATGCGCTTAACCATATTGTTGACATCAACAAAAAGGAAGCCGAGAGGGAGAAAGCGGAAGCCAACCGTGTGACTGCCGAACAACAGCGAGTGGAGAATTTCATAGCGATGGAGAGTGCGCTCACGACAGCCACAACCAAAGCGAACACAGCCACAAGTAAAGCCGATGAAGCGAGCAAAAGGGCTGACAATTCGGCAACAGCGGCATCGCAAGCGAGGGTTCAAGCCACCCTTGCCGCCAACGGAGCGAACGCAGCGGCGGCACAGGCTACGCAAGCGATGGAAAAGACCAACGAGGCTACCGAACTCGCAAAAACGGCTACGGCTAAAGCAAACAATTCCGCCGTGAACGCCACCAACGCCACAACGGAAGCAAAGGAAGCCACAAAGAGTGCCAACGATGCGACCGATAAGGCAAAGACCGCCACAACCACCACTGAACAATCAGCCGAGCGTGCGAACACCGCCGCCGACAATGCCGATGTGGCTACCTCCAACGCCACGCAAGCCACCACACAAGCCACGACTGCCACCAAGCGTGCGAACGACATTTCAGCCGACTTGGAAGCGAAGCGTGAAGCCGACTACTGGCGTGGTGCGAAAGGTGACAAAGGCGAGAAAGGCGACACTGGAGCGAAAGGCGAGAAAGGCGACCAAGGTGTGCAAGGCTTGAAAGGCGACAAGGGAGAGCAAGGCATACAAGGTGAACAAGGTGTTAAAGGCGACCGAGGGGAAAAAGGAGACCAAGGCGAAAGAGGACTGCAAGGCGTGCAGGGCGTTAAGGGTGACGATGGCGTTTCTCCAACGGTAACCACCTCTAAGACTGGCAAGGTGACTACAATCGAAATCACCGATGCCAAAGGAACGCACACGGCCACAGTGAACGATGGCGAGAGTGTGGAAGTAGTCCAGTCCACTGGCACGAGCGAGAGTGCGGTGATGAGTCAAAACGCAAGCACTATGGCATTTGCCGCTAACACTCCGAGCGGCGACCCAGCACATTTTCTCTACGAGAGCGCAGGAGCGAAATGGAATGCTGACACAGGACTGTGGACACTTGGCAGTTATAGCGACTTAACAACGGAGGAAATTCGGTATGCCTTTGCAAACAAAGTCACTTATTTAGGAACTGGTTATGGGTTATACCATAATTACAAATGCCGTTGCGTTTTCCCATTGAGAATATATGGCAAAGGCAGTCCTCTTGTAATTAATAGATGGTTTATAGGTTCTAATATTAGGGAATTTCACGTAAATTCAATGCACTCTGGAAATGAAATACAAATTACCGGATTAAGCGATTATGGTTTTTCGAGTAGAAATCTTGTTAAAATTTTATGTAAACTGTATATCATTAGTAATATTTATGAAACTGCGAAAAAAACACTATTTTCTGGTTGCGTAAAACTTGAATATATTCGTGTATATGCTACTTACTCAGGACTATACCTAAATGATTCTCCATTGCTGTCAAAAGAGAGCGTGCTGAGTATGATTAATGGTTCGGAAGGCAATAATATAACACATACCCTCCACCCTGATGTTTATGCTAAATGCGTGGATGGTGGAGAATGGTTTGCTGAAATCCAGACGGCGTTAGCAAATAAAACAAATGTATCATTGGCAAAAGGAGAATAATATATGGAACTGATAGCAAAAAAGAACAAGGCGCTCAAACAAGTGAGCGAGAGTGGCAACGTGGTGTACGCATTGCGTGTGAGCACATATAACCCCGAAAGTTGGGTGGAAGTTGACATTACAGAATACAACGAGTGGAAGCGCAAGCAAGCGGAAGAAGAAAAACGTCTTGCCGAGCAGTACGGTATGCCTTACGGAGAGGAGGTGGGCGATGTTCAGGAGTAGCGATGCCGTGCATGGCGGATAAGGATAAGGAAAGAGTGTTAATTTTTAAAATTATGAATATATGAACCAAGATAGATTTTTACAGATGGTATTTTCCGCAATTAGTGCAGTGGCGACGGCACTATCACCAACGTTGCCGTATATTTTGCTTTGCACGGCAATAGTGCTGATGGATTGCATAACTGCTTGGCGACTGGGTAGGCGTGTGAGAAAAACTCACCCACACAAGACGAGCAAGAACACGCCCAAGTTCAACAGCAAACACTTTGGTGATGTTATTCAGACATTGATGGTTGTGTATGCCGTACTGATTTTCGCTTTCTTCCTGAATATGTATGTTACCGACTCGCTTCCTTTCAACGCCCTAAAGGTTTCCGCTGGTCTTATAATCGGTTGGGAGATTTGGAGTTGTTTGGAGAACGAGAGCAGTTGCAACGGGAAAAAGTGGGCGATGCTACTTCAGCAAATAATGGTGGATAAAACAGAACGGCACTTCGATATAAATTTGTCCGCACTTAAAAAGGAAAAATAATCATTAACAAAACAAGGTCGGTCGAGCAATCCATTTTATTGATTTTTAAAAAACGATTGATAAGGGTTTAGTTAGTTGTGTTCAGTTAGTTCCGACCGACCTTTTTAAAAATATAAAACTATGATATACAAAGTAGGAAGCCGAGGTGACGAGGTGGTAAAAATTCAGAAAGCCGTGGGCGTGAGCGCAGACGGCTTGTATGGCGTAATGACAAAGGAAGCTGTTGCGATATGGCAAAAGGCGCACGGCTTGACGGCAGACGGCATCGTTGGTTATAAGACTTGGGTGGCGTTGTTTGGCGAGAATATGCCGAGCAAGGCGGTGGCTGACGGTGTGGTGTATCTTCCGCTCAACAAACACATCAAGATGCTACCTAACCGAGAAATCAAGTACCTCGCAATCCATTTCACGGCAGGAAGCACATCGGTAGTTGGCAGCGCAAGGAATGTCCGTAATGTGTTTTTACAGCGTGAAGCGAGTGCAGATTTTGCAGTTGATGATGCGGAAATCGTGCAGTTCAATCCCAACCTACGCAATTACTACTGCTGGGCTGTTGGTGACAAGTTGTCGGCAGGAAGTGGTGGCGGTAGGCTTTACGGCAAGGCGAGAAACAGCAACACAATCAGCATCGAGATTTGCTCCAACTGCTCACCACGAACTAACACGGCACTCAACCACAGCAATCACGATGGGTGGAGTTTCACGGAAAAGGAACTTGACAACGCAGTTAAGTTGGCTAAAATGCTGATGAAGAAGTATGACATTCCACTTGATAGGGTTGTTCGGCACTACGACATTACTGGCAAACTTTGTCCTGGCGTTATGGGTTGGAACGATGCTCCCGAAGTGTACGACAAGACAACTGGTAAAAGGATTGTCGGAGTGAAAAACAACTCACGAGAATGGGAGAAATTCAAATTACGGCTAATTTAAATTTAAGCGATTTTAAACGAATGTTAAGTGGAGAAATTGCGTTACAGCATATTGTTGGCGCGATTTTATGCTTGAAAGTTTAAGTGAGTTTAAGTGAAAAGCAAATTGCAGACAAATCAGATATGGAAGATAAAGAATACACAAAATATGAGGGGTGCGCCTCGGCAGTTGCCGTGATAATTGCGCTTGTGATGCTGGCTGTTGTGCTTTGCTCGTGCAAGACCAAGTATATCACCGAAACTGAATACAAGGAAGTGCCAGTGGTGATGCACGACACGGTGCAGAGTCACGACACGCTAAAAACAATAGCGTGGCGAATAGACACAACAATCGTCAAGGATAGCGTATATTTCGCCATTAAGGGCGATACTGTATTCAAGGAAAGGTATAGCACCAAGTGGCGCATTAAAATGGTTCACGACACGATTTTCACGGCTTCCGACAAGCGAACGCACGAAGAGAAGCCTGTTGAAACGAAACACAACACCGACAAATCAGATACAAAGGTGGTGCATAGACTATACTGGTGGCAGAAGGTGCTGATACTCATCGGTGGCGCATCGCTGATATACCTATTCATTCAGATTTACAAGTTCGGGAAACGCAAATAAACGTACCCGAAAACTGCAAATCGGGTACACGTTATGGGTGATATGTACCCGAAATCAAGGAAATGGGTACACATAAATATATATAAGATATGAAACGATTGATATTTCTCATTAAATGGCTTCCGTTCGCATTGGTGGTGTTGATGGTGCTGCACTGCCTATTGTTGCTATGCGGAATATACTCCAACTTTTTAGCGCATAACGGCGTATCACCGCTATTGTATGTTGTGATGCTTGTGCTTTCGTACAAGTTGGATTTTTGTTGTTTCCACCGCCTTGCTCTTCACTACGACCTTGCTGTGTGGTGCTTCTGCTGGCTGCGAGACTACGGCATACTCGATGATTTCCTCACGCCTTTACGTGTGGTGATATTGTCGGTTGGAATTGTGATTATAAGTGTTACACTAACAAGTAAATATTATGGCAAGCGGTGTGGAAGAGATGATGGTTGTGCTTGACGAGATAAAAAGCGAGGTAATGGCTAACCCTTGCAATATGGGCGATGTGGCGATGCGAGCGATGGCATCTGCATTGCGAACACTTTACAGGAGCAAAGTGCCGAAGCGGTACAGCCGAGAAATGGCGGCGAGGGAACTTAACGTGAGTGTTCGGCAGTTGTCAAGGATTGTGGCTAAGAGCGGTATCACGCCACACCGTGACGGCTTCAAAAACATTTACTACACCGAGGAAGATATAGTGAGGTTGAAATCTTTTTCATAATATTTAGTCTTTGGGGTTAAGAGTTAATTAATTAATTAGTTGAGCAGTCGGCTTGTGAAAGTCGGCTGTTTTTTTGTCCCCAATTCGGGACAGCGTATTTGCGTAACTCGCTGATAATCACTCGTGCTTACATTTGTTTTGTCACTTGTTAGGGCATACATTTTTGTGGGTGTAAATTTGGTGCAAAGTTGCAACTTGAACCTATTGTTTAATGATTTAAAACTTACAAAAATGAGCGAATCTAAGACTTTTATTTTACCTGATGGGCAAGGTGGCGGCTCTATGATGCCGTTACTCGCATCGCTTTGCCAACAGCGAGGAATTGACCCTAACGTGCTTTTGGCTGCAAAGAACAACAACGGCTTCGGCGGTGAGGGCGGCTGGTTTATGTGGGTGATTTTCCTTTTCTTCCTTATGGGCTGGGGTGGAAACGGCTTCGGCTTCGGCAACCAAAACGGAAACTTGCCTAACCTTATCAATAACGATGCTGGGCGAGAATTATTGATGAGTGCAATTCAGGGCAACGGTAACGCTATCGGTCAGTTGGCTACCACACTGAACTGCGACATCAACCAAGTTAATTCGGCATTGCAAGCCCTCGCAACACAACTCCAAGGCGTGGGCAACCAAGTCGGTATGAGCGGTATGCAAGTCATCAACGCAATCCAAAGCGGAAATGCACAACTCGCAAGCCAGTTGGCACAATGCTGCTGCGACAACAAGATGGCTATTTGTCAGCAGACTAACACCTTGCAAAGCACAATAAATGGTGTTGGAAATGCTATGGAGAGAGGGTTCAGTGACAACGCTTTCCGTATGCAGACACTCGCTTGCGACCTTAAAACGAGCGCAAACGACAACACTCGTGCAATCCTCGGCAAACTCGACCAAATCGAGGACAGCCGAAAAGACCGAGAAATCGCATCGCTTACCGCACAACTCACTGCTTCTCAATCTCGTGCAGAACGCCAATCTGAATTGCAGCCTATCTACAAGGCTTTGGCGGACATTCAGGGCAAGCAACCGAATACCGTTCCTGTTCAGTGGCCGCAGATTAAGGCTTTTCAGGAAAATCCATTGTGTGCAAGCAGCGTGAATTATCTGTATAACCCATATTCGCCAAACTTCAACGGCTGGGCATAATAACGAAAGGAGGGCTATATGGCTATTTTGAATCCTTTTACCACGGCTAATAAGCAAGGTATTCCACGCATTGAGACAAGCGGTGTGGCGGTCAGCACAACGGCAGTCACCTACTCGCTTCGTAATGCGAATTTCGGCAGACCCTGGAACGGCTTGGTTGCCATCAAGGTATCGCAAGCCGTGCCTACTGGCACTACTGGCACGCTCCCAGTACAAATCAACAACCAGCCATTGACTGGGCTTGGCGGTAATGCAATAACCGCAAGCGACATCACTGGCGTAGGCGTATTGCTGTGCTGGTGGGAAAGTGCCGAGAACACCTTGCAAGTGCTTAACATTGTGTAATTAACTAAATTGTAAAACTATGGCTTTTCAGAATTTAAGGGTAGGTGGAAAACTTTATATACTCCACAAAGACAACAATATACGCATCGAAGAAGCGGAAGTGACTAACATCACCATGCCGACTATGCGATTTATGCCGCAAGGTATGAACCAAACACCATTATATGTGGTGGATATTGTCACCAAGGTTGGTGATGCGACCTATAACTTTCCACAGGTTCCTGCGCAACTCGACATTGCCGACTATGGCAACAACGGAAATGTGGTGATTAGCACAAATGCCGACACCATCGCCACCGAAATCTGCAACCTAAAGCGAAAGAGCGAAGAAGCCATCGCTGGTGTTGACCGCCACAAGGCGATAATCAAGCAATGCGATGATGCTTTGGCGATAATAAAGCCGATAGACGCAAACATCAATGCCGAGAACGAGGCGTTAAGGAAAGAACTTGCCGAAATGCGGAAGTTGTTACTTGACCTAAAAAATGAAAAGCCACCTAAATCAAAGTGATATGAGAGTAATTGAAATCAGAGAGGACAGTTTGCGCTCATTGGCGGAGAATGTGGAAAAGATGCTCCGATACGCTGGCAAGTCGATGCAGTGCATCGAGGACTTGCGTGGCGGCGAAATGATGGGCGAACGCCGTGACTATGAGCGTGAGTATGACCGAGAGGATGAACGTGGTCGCTACGCTGGTGAAATGTACGGTGACCGCAGGAGAGGAAGATACTACTAAACAACAACAATGCACCGTCATGCCGAAAGTGTGGCGGTGCTTTTAATTCAGATTATTATGTTACAAGAATACGATATTATCCCCAAGGAAATGAGGGCTTACCTCCGCAACAACGGCAGGCATTTCAACAAAAAGGCTTGCGAATGGGCGGTGAAGAATATGCGGAAATACAACGAATCCACAAGGCGGCTGGAGCGCATTGAGCCACTTGACAAGACCGCCGTTGATGAACTGCTAAAGAACAACGGAATTACACTTGACGATGCAAGAGGCTACGACTATGTGTATGTCGCCAATATGTGCAAGGCTGATTTTTACGGCACAGCCATTGAAGATGAGCGGCACATGGCATTATATATCAAGTGCGTTATTGACGATGCCGATGCTGTTAGCGGAATGATATTCAACCGTTGGCTTGCCGACTGCGACACCAAAGGCTTTGCTGTTGACTGGGAGGAATTAATATGATTCGCCAGCGATTCACAATACCTCGCATCGACTGGTGTGTGTATGTTTATTATGCGGTTGATACCCTCAACACTGATGTTATAGAGCGTCAGTTGAGGGCTATCGGCTGCAATGACACGGAAAGGGTTTGCCGTGGAATTGGCGATCCTAACAGCGGAGTGACCTACACAAACACAGCAAGCAGAGCGAGTGTTGTTGTGATAGGACTAACCACAAGTGCCGACGAGTTCGCCAACACCTACGACCACGAAAAGGGGCATTTAGTGAGGCACATATCACAACACTTGGGGTTAGAGCCATACGGAGAGCAAGAGCAGTATATCGCTGGATATGTTAGCCAACAGATGTTTAGCGTGGCAAAGTCTTTCCTGTGCGAGCATTGCAGGCAAAACAATAATGCGCTGGCTAATTTCATTCGGATGTTTCTTAATTAGTGGAAAATGACTATCTTTGCATCAACTAATGCGTTTTTTTAAAACCGTTACGTTTTTGTTTTGGCATCTAACCGTGAGGTTGGGTGCTTTTTTATTAAAACTTGTTAATATTTAGTAGATTTGTTACAAAATACTTGCACACCCCAAATAATGTGTGTATATTTGTACCAACAAAAACAAAAACGAACAATTTAAAATTTAAACATTATGGAGAAAAAATTATCAAACAACGAACTCATCGAGGGTATCTACCACAACATTTATAGCGATTGTCAAAACGATAACGATTACGAGGTTAGAGATATTCTTGACTATCTCGGGAAAAACACAGAGGAGATTATTGATTTCCTTGAAGAAAACATCACCGCAACAGGTGAGGGATTCTTCGATATGTTCTACGAGGAAAATCACTTCACCGATGAGCAAATGCAAACTATCAAAGACTACAACGGTGTTGATGCATTTCTCTACTGCCAGCGATTGGAGTTGTTCTGCGATATTCGCACAAGTTTCAACGCTGGAGAATACAATTATATGCGCATCTTCAAAGGTGAGGATTGGCAAGATGTTGCAAGGGATATTGCTGAAGATTTTGAAGATAAGCAAAGGCGTGGCAAATTTGAATTAAAATGCGAGTACAAGGCGTTCCGATTCAAGTGTGACGCACTGAAATACGCTGAGGAATTGGCGAAAGAATATCGTGCGGCAATCGTTAACACCAACCGCGAACTTGATGTCAAAGATGCATGCCCAGAGGATATGCCATATCCGTGTATCGGCGATATGGAATGCGTTGAAGTGCAGACAAAAAACTACGACTACACTACTTTAGCCGTTGTCGGCTGGTGGGATGACGTTCCCGAAGAAAACAAAAACGAGTACATAAACGTATACGATGCAAATGTAAACGATTGCGATTACCAAGTCTTACGAAATGGTGTTGTTATGGCGAAATACCTAACCGAAGACGGAGCAAAAGCGGTAAGAGATGAATACATCAAGTCAAGTGTTCGTGGCATGTTCAGAGTTGATGACGAGTTTACCATTGAACAGGTAGATTTGGTTGAAATACTTAATAAGTTGTCAGGATATAATAAATACAAATGACCCTAAATCAAGAGATACGCAAACGGCGAATCGCAAAGGGTATAAGCATTCGCCGTTTGGCGGAACTCACTGGATTGAGTTCCACCACCATCGTCAACTTCGAGAACGGCAGCGGAGCGAGAATGGAAAAGGTTATGGCGATGATTGATGCGCTCGGCTGCCGAGTTGTGATAATCGATAAACAACCTAAAATATTTGAATAATATGGCTAAATCACTTTTATTATTAATGGCTTTGATGCCATTATTTTGCTTCGGGCAAATAAACTTCAAACTGAACGGAAACGGCTGTTTCGAGTCGCAAGATGGTAAAGATTACATTGTCGTTAACTGCGAGGGCAAAACAGCACACGAGTTGTATGACATCGTGCGCATTAATGTCGGTAAAACATTTACTAGTCCGAAAACGGTTATGAGCGTTGTTGAAGATAAATCAATCGCAATTCTCGCAATTACTGAAAATTTCATCGCCGAAAGCACTTTTCTTGCCACGGAAAATTATAAGTGCGATTTCAACCTACAATTTGATTTTAAAGATGGAAAAATAAAAGTTGACGCACCAGCACTTGGCGAACTAAAATGGTTTAAAAGTGCAATAGACCTCTTGAAATATGGCAACGAAAATTCAGCATCAGTCATAATTTCAAAAAAGTTTTTCGATAAAAAAGGAAAGCCAAAAAAGAAAAAAATAAAAGACATTGAGAAAATCGAGGCATGTTTCAACGCATTGTTAAATGCACTGGTCGCCATTCCAACAGCAAGCGACGATTGGTAATATCACCACATCGCATCATAAAATTTCACCGTCGGGTTTTTGCGCTAATACAGCGTCAATTACTCGGCGGTTTGCTTTGTCCACCTTGTCGAGTGAAGCATCTATATATATAGCCGTTGTGGCATTGCCGTAGGAATGACCGAGGGCGTGCGCTATCGTGTCGATAGGTATATCAAGCCGAGATGCGAGTGTAGCCCACGAATGCCGAGCCCAATACATTGTCAGGCGTGGAAATATCGGCTCATATATTCGAGCGTTATACGCCTCGGTGTGATACGTGCCAACCATTTGCAACAATTCATTAATTCTATGTGTTGCGTCTTTATGGCTTCGCCAGCGTTGGCGCAGACAAAGCAACGTGTCGCCATCACCTCTCCATTTGCCTATTATTTCCATTGCTTCGGGCTGAATGGCTATATCGTAAAGTTTTCCAGTTTTGGCACGGCGATAAACGAGGCGACCATTTACGATATTCGCCTGTGTTAAATTGTACATATCTACCATGTTAATGCCGAGCAAATAGAACGACAACTTGAACATGTCAAGGGCTATTGTCGTGCGTTCATCAGTCGGAGCATTCCATAGTGCGTGCAACTCGTCGAGCGTGAGGCTTCGCTTCGTGGTCGGCTCGCTTCTGATTTTAAACTTGCGAAACGGATAGTTAGTTGTTATATCATTATCTATTGCGTCGTTGAAGATTGCTCGTAAGTTGCGAAAATGTATGCTTCGTGTGTTGATAGCGTTGCCGTTAGCCTCCAGCCACGCATCAAAGCGATATAGCCAATGCGAATCAATATCGTCGAATGTTATTTTGCTTGCTTCAACTTCGCCGAGAAATGCGCACACACGGCTTAATGTGTGCTGATATGTATCTTTGGTGCTTTGCTTGCGCTTCGTGGCGCACAGGCGATTTCCGTAAAAAATAACGCAATTCTGCTGTGCCGTATCGTCATTTATTGCCAACGCTGGCGATAGTCGCTCTTGCACATAATCTCTAATTTGCTTCACGCTCATTTTTCGTGTAGCCACTTCTGATGATGATTGCAAATGCATGATTATATTCTCGGCTTCGATTAGTTTGCGCTTGATATATGCGTTATATTGGCGTGCGTTCGGGCTGTCGATAATATGGTTGCCATCTGCGCTAACTTTTCGCCATTGCTTTTTCTGCACACGAATACCGAGCGGAATGTATGCCGCTTCGCCACGGTGGCGGAGCGAAATTTTCAGCGGATATTTGCCGTCCGCTCCCGATTGCGACGAAATGTAAATTGACAATTTCATGCTATTTCATCTTTAACTTTTTTGTAACTATTTTGCCAAAATTTTCCACGTTTTGCCAAGATTTTCCACCGCATTATATCGGTGCTATACAATGCCAATAACGGCGAAAAAAGGTCGTAAAGCCTAATTTCGCCGTTATATTGTGGTGTCGGGGTACCCGGACTCGAACTGGGGACCCCCTGCTCCCAAAGCAGGTGCGTATGACATATAACCATACTGATACACAGCGAATTATAAAACATGTTATTTTGTCTTTAACTTTTTCTTAACTTTTTCACATTTCGGATATGCCGATATGTGGGTATTTTGCCGTATTCACATCACCCTCACATCACCCTCACATTATACCAGCAATGGGCTATTGTAGGGTTGGCGTTCAGTTCGTTTTTAGTGCTCCAACTTGTGCCGTTAGGCGTGCGAGGTCACGGCGTGCGCTGTTGATTTTCTCGGTGATGCGTTCGATGCTGTCGGCAAGGCATTCGCCCTCGATGCTGTCGTTGATGCTCATTGCTCCAGTTCCGCAGATAAGCCATCGGGCGTTCACATCGGGGAATGCCGTCAGTATCGCTTCCACGGTACGAAGCCCACAGCCATGCCCCGAAGCAATTCTATTGGCGTACTGCGGAGTGATGCCCACGGCAGAGGCGAAAGCCGCTTGCGAGCCACCGCAGTAGTGGTTGATTATTCGTTTAATTCTCTCTTCCATTGTTATTGATTCACATTTATATTGTTTGTCGCTGGCGAGTGCTTAGTCAGCAGGTGTTGCCACAGCGCATCGTTGCGTCGGCGTTCCTCGGCAAGCATCGCCGTGAGGCGGTTGATTTGTTCGAGCATCTTATCTCGGTTGATGCAAAGCGTGTTGATGTGCTGCATGTAACTGTCGCTGATTCTTTTTGACACCTCGGCAAGCATTGCCACGATTTTGTTTGTTCGGTCGATGCGGAGTTCCGATTTCTCTATCAGATTCATCAACTCCATGCAAATCTCTTTTTCTGTAATCATAATTTCAAGTTTTTTTGTCGGTAATTAATTGTGATATTAATGTGTTGATTAGTTCCTGTTGCTTGTTGCTGGCTCGGCGTTGCTCGGCAAGTTCATTTACCAATTTCTCCACGACTTCGGCGAGGCATTCGCCCTGCTGTATTCCACCGCTCACGTTGCCACCGACTTTCACGCTGTCACGGTTTATGTTTACGGTGTTGGTTGTGCTTTCGTCTATCATATTGCCGTCGCCAGTCAAGAGCCACGACACGGATAAGCCGTATAGTTCGTGGAGTTTTACGGCGCATGATTTCCCGATGGGCGTTTTGCCGTTAAGAAGTAGGTTAATGTATGCTTGCGTTGTACCATAACGTTCGGCAATTTCCGCTTGCGTAATTCCTTGCCTCTTAAAAAATTTTTTTAGTTGTATATAAAATTTTTCGTCCAACATATTCTTTTGTGTATTAGTGATTTATAAAAATATTTAGTGAATAGTAAATAAAATAATTAGTGATTTATTTTTTTATTCAGTAAATAATATATATATTTGCAACGTGTAATTAAAAAACTACACAAATATATATATAAATAATTGTAAAAACAAAAAGTGAAAAAAATGAAAGAAATTGACATGCGAACTGAAAAGGAAAAGAAAGTGCAGGAAGTGCATCGCAAGGTGTGCGACATGTACAAGCGAGTGCGAGAGGAAAGCCCCGAATTTGCACCGCACAGAGTGATGCGAAAGATTGCCGAGCAATTCGGCTATACCACCAACAACGTGCGTGTTATCCTTGTGCAGAACGACCTCTACCAACCACGAGTGATTAAATAACGGAAAAAAAACAGCAGGAACGATGACGGAAAAGACAGCAAAGGAATTTCAGCGAATGGTGGAACTCGCCAACCGCAACCGAATGTGGATTAAACTCGAAGAAGCAAAAATCTACTACGAGATGCAAAGCGACGGTAGCGTGCGATACTGCCTGAGAATTGTGCGAATGCTGAACGGCAGATGGTGCGAGTGCCTCTTGGCGATGGTAAAGGTGATGTCGATGGTTACTAACGAGCGGATAACGATGTGCGTAGCCGACGAGCGAACAATCATTATATGCTGACGCATCGCAAGCCGAGTGCGTGCCAAGGCTGTGAAATGGCACGGAAATCATTAAACGGCTTATACTGCACACGGCTGAAATGCTACGTTGAACACCAGCATACGAAGCCGTGTGAGAAAGAAATTAAAACAAACAATAACGATTTAAAAAACGGAAAATTATGAATTACAGAAGCAAAAAAGAAATGCTGGAGCATTGCCTCCGTGAGTACGAAATCATGCTGAAAAATGATGAATGCAAGGTTATAGAATTGGTGCGATACAACGGAACAAAAGGCGGTATCGGCAACAAAGAAATCATTCAAAAAGTGCTGATGCTGTTAATCAGCGAAGCGAAACAACAATTAGCGGAATTATAACACAAAAAACGAGACAGTTATGGAAAAGATAATGCTTGCAGTGATGAGATTTTTAGAAAATGGGCTTGCCTACCTAATCACGGCATTAATGGCGATTGAACTGGTGGCAAACCTGTGCAAAGGCAACTTCGCTGGCGTGGCGTTCTTTGGCGTGCTAACGGCGATGATGGTAACAACGCTTCGGCTTGGCGGTAGCGGAAAGGAGGACGAGCAGTAATGGCAGTAACGATGAACGAACCATGCGTGAGCGTGACCACACGCTACACCGTGACCGACGCAAGCCGAATACTCGGCATCAGCCGCCCGACACTGCGCAAATATGCGATGATGGGGCTGGTGAAGGCTGGCTACTGGAGGAACACAAAGCAGATGTTTTTCACAGGAGCGGAACTAAAGAAATTTTGGCGTACAAGCCAATGCTATTAAACGATTAACAATATAAAACTACAAAAAAAATGACTACTAAAAACGAAACAGCAACAAAGATGGGTGCAAATGCCCAACAGCAACAACAAATGGATTTCACCCAACAAGCGACACAACAGCCACAGGCGCAAGTGCCACAACCACAACCAAAAGTGGAAGTAAAGCCACAGCCAGCAGTACAGCCACAGCCACAACAGCAGGCTAAACTGCAAGTGTCCGACAAAGACGTAGTCACCTACGAAGTGGCTGGTCAAGAGGTGAAGTTGAGTTATAGCATCGTGCGCAAATACCTGACCAAGGGCAATGCCGATGTTACCGACCAGGAACTTGTGCAGTTCATCAGCGTTTGCAAATTCAACAAACTTAACCCATTCCTAAACGAAGCCTACCTAATTAAATTCAAGTCGGCACGAGGCGACGGCAACGCCCAAATGGTTGTGAGCAAAGAGGCATTTTTCAAGCGTGCCGAAGCGAGCGAACAATACGACGGCATCGAGTCTGGTATCATCGTGCTCCGTGGCGATAATGTGGTGGAACTTGAAGGCTGTTTCCGCCAAGCGAAAGACGTGCTTCTCGGTGGCTGGGCAAAGGTGTATCGCAAGGATAGAAGAATGCCAACCGTGAGCAAGGTAAACCTCTCGGAATACGACAAGGGCACCAGCATTTGGAACGAAAAGAAAGCAACAATGATAAGCAAGATTGCCAAGGTACAGGCATTGCGTGAGGCGTTCCCGTCACAACTCGGAGCGATGTATGCCAAGGAGGAAACAACGGCACTCGAACAGCAAGCCAAGCAAGTGAAAGATGTGGATTGCGAGGAAGTGGACGCTAACGCTGGAGCAGATGGCGTGCGTGCCATTGTTGACCAAGCGATGAGAAAGTAACACAATTAACCAACACATAAAAACGCAACGAAAATGAACGCAAAAATGATACGCCCAGCCAACCGTGAGCAATGGCTGGAAATCCGCAAAAGCGGTATCGGATCGAGTGAAGCCGCTACTATTATGTTTCTCAATCCATTCGAAACGCCATACCAGTTGTGGCGTAGAAAAATGGGTTACGATGCACCGAAAGAGGAAAACTTTGCAATGCGTGCAGGACACTACCTCGAAGATGCAGTCAGTAAATTCTATGCCGATGCCACAGGTGCAACGGTGATTAAGCGAAGTGCAATAGACTGGATAGCGCAAGACCGCAAAAAGCCATATATGCAGGTATCGCCCGACCGCACGGCTTGGGGAAAAGACCAACTGCACAACGAGGCTAACAAGATGATTGTGGAGTGCAAGACAACGCAGATGCCGATAGACGAGGACAATGTGCCACGCCACTGGTATATCCAACTGCAATACCAACTGCACGTGACTGGTTATGATTGCGGCGCACTGGCGTGGCTCACACAAGGGCGAGAGTTCGGCTTCCGCCACTTCGAGCGAAACGACACCATCGGCGCAATGATAGAGCAGAGCGTGACACGATTTTGGGAGCACAACATCATGTGTGGCGAAGAACCCGAACTTGCAAATGCCGAGGACATCGACATCAAGTATCCATCGCAAATTGACGGCAAGACCGTAGATGTGGACGAGCAGACATACAACGTGTGGAAAGCGTTGGTGACGCTGAAAAGCGAAATCTCGAAACTTGATGCCGAGAAGAAGAAGTTGGAGGACGAAATCAAACTCGCATTCGGCGATGCAGAGGCTATCGCATACGGCGGTCATCGGCTGGCTACATACCGAGCACCAAAGGCGACCGAGGCTTTCGACTGGAAGCGATTCGAGCAGGAGCGACCTGAAGCCATCATCGACTACATGGTGCACAAGCAAGGCTCACGCCGACTGCTGATAAAGCAGTAGGGAGCGGAAACGGAATACACTCCGTAGGCGAAAAACGTGAATAAAAGTGAATTAGTTATAGTAATAATCAGATAGTTGTAATTATGCACGCAATCAGTGACAGAAACTTTAGGGATTTGCAAGCAGTGTTGGCTTGGGTGGCGCAGTTGAGGGACTGCACCGACCCGAAAGACCTACGGAGTGCCAACACTATCCGTAAGGCGAAGTTGCTGTTGCGTGCTTTTTCCCGAAACGAAAAAATGGCAAAGAACAATGGAAAAGGCTGACCGCAAAACGATGCTCGTACACTTTGACACATGGCTAACGCTGACGGCGACGATGAGTGATGCGCAGGTCGGCAAACTGCTCCGTGCAGCCATTGCCTATGCTAGAGGCGAAAGCGAAGCGTGCTTTGGTGGCGATAAGGTATTGGCATTGGCTTTCTCGATGCTGAAAATGAGCGACGATATGGATTGGAAGCAATACCGCCTGAAGTGTGAAAAACTAAAGGCGAACATTCAGAAGCGGTGGAGGAAGTCAAATATACAAACGAATACAAATGAATACAATTCTATACAAAAGGGTACTTATACCAATACCAATACCAATACCAATACCAATACCGATACCGATGTTGTTACAACTAACTCTAACGAGTTAGCAATAACAACAACAAATCAAAAAGATAACGCCCAAGGGCGTGAGTTGCTGTTGAGCCGATTACGTGAGCGTATGTACCGTGAGCAAATCAAACTCAACAACATCGCCGCCTCGCTTCACGCCACGGTTGAAGATGTGCTGCGCACAGGCGATGCCGTCATTGACGAGTGGGGATTGACCGACGAGCCAGCGAAAGGCATCAATATGAAGCATCTACTTTCGCAGATACGGATCAAGTGGGAGGCATGGCAAAGATTGGAACGGCAGCGCACAGCAGACGACCGAGAGCGAGATTGGATGAACGACATGGCGGCTGGAGCGATCGACAACCTCGAACGAATTAACAATGGCAAAACGATAAAGAAATGAAAACAAACAAGAGCAAACGACATGTGACATTCCTTGCTGGTGCAGACACGCCAAGGGATAACGCCGTGAGACTACGCTACGGCGATGCCGAGACATTCCAAATCCGATGGAGTTACGAGAACGTTAGGGCTATCGCTGGACGAATAGACGAGAGCGTGGCGAAAGGCGTTGAGCCAATGGTCGTGATGATGACGGCATACGGCAGCGAGGCGGTTGAGAATAACTTGTTTTTCGTGATTCAAGGCTTCATGCTGGCGCAAAAGGAACAGAAGATGCGCACGGCTGACATTCGCACGCTGGCGCAGTCGATAACGCAATGCGTCGAGGCTCGCACGCTGAACTACGCATTTGTGCTGAATTTCTTCAACGAACTGGCGCAGGGCAAATACGACTACTTCCCACGACCTCGAAGCATCATGGTGCAGTTCCAAGCCTACATCAAGAGCGCAAAAGAGCGTGAGCGGTCGCTGATGCTGGAACTGGAGACGGTGCGGAGGCGCAGGGCTGACGAGGAAACGAGGCGCAACGCCATATCATTCGACGAGTACAAGCGGAGAATGGGAATTGACCCAAGCGTGAGCAATCCGCTACACCTGATACGAAAGGATATGCAGTGATAGGGTGTAAAAATCAACGAGAACGCCACAAATTTGCACGCTGACGCATTTTCTCGGTAAAAACAAGTAGTTGTGCCACTGTGAAATTTTAACGGCGCAGAAACGAAATAACGAACAAATAAACAAAAACGAAAATGGTATTACCAAACAAATTTTATGACCAACTCTGCAATGAGTTGATAGACTTCGCAAAGGACTTCGACGATTACGGCAAACTCAACAGCGATGAGACATACAAGGATTTTTCGTGTGCAATAGAGATTGACGAGAGCCATACGGCTTACGTTGACCTCGGAGTTACAGTGTTGGCAGAATGGCAAGACAACAGTTTTAGCCACGAGTTCGGTATATGGGAGGACGGATACAAGGGTTATTACCCAAGCGGCATATCGGTTGACAGTATCGACTGCCTGGAGGTGCAAGATGACTACTGCGAAGATGTGCCGTTCGAGTATGATCGAGAGAGAATAGAGGAAATCAAATTAATTTTGAATTAAAACTTAAACGATTATGATAGCAGAAGTTACAATAAGTGCAGATGTTTCGATAGATATTGACGAGGCTTTTAACAGCCTTAGTTATATAGAGCAGGCTGAATGTGTAAGCAACTTTTATGATGCGTTACCCTACGAAAACAAAAAGATAGAAATTATCGCCCAAGTCATTAAAGATGCGGACGATGATGTGCTTATTGACGAGGTGCAACGCAGAGGTTATGAAATTAAAAAAGACGATTGACTTATGAAAATGAGAATAAAACGAAACGCAGCACTCTGCCTGGTGTGGCTCGTGTTCGTGCTCTCGCTTCCGATTTATGTCTTATGGACGGTGTTTTATGCTTTATGGGCTACTTTATTGGCGGTGTTTAATTATGACCATTTATGCTTATGGGCAGAAAAGTTTTGTGATTTTATAGACAAAGTAATAATTCAAAAACAATGGAAACAACGAAAGAAGAAATGATGATGCTACTGCGAGAGTTACAGGACTTGCAGATGTGGTTGCTGAAAATAGGTAGTGAATCGGTGTTCGCTGTGGTATTCGGTGGAAGTTACTTTTTTTCTGTAACAGCGAGAGTTACATGTGATAGACGTTTAGTATACAGAACTGTTGATGTGGTAGCAAAGAAGCCATTCAGCGAGAACTTCTCTAATCTTAAAGATTTTATAGACTATGTATATGTAAAAGAAAAGGAATATGCACGCAAAAAAAGTGAATCAAATTAAACGCCAACTTGAAAGGCGAGGGTATAAACTATATACAAGAAACCTTATCGGTAAGGAAGATTTTGCCTACATGCGCACGGTGAGAGATGCAGATGGCGAATTGAAGCATATCATTTCCCATGGCTTCTACGACTGGGAAGATGATGAAGGTTCTTTGGAGAATTACGGCTACACGCCTACCATTGTGCTTGGAGCCGCTGGAAGTGAGCGGATAGATGTAACTTTCACTCGTCCTAAATTTTCAGTCAAGGAGTGCGAGGAAATCGCCGATAAGTTAGCCGAATTTTTTAAACCGTATTTTGATAAATATAAAGTGATGAAGATATGAAAGAAGTAAAAGCATATAGATGCGAATTTTGTGGCAAATTGTTTTTGCGCAAAAATAATTGCGAAGAACACGAGAAAAACGATTGCACCAAAATCCCGAAGAATAGGGCGTTGTGCTACGAATGCAAGCATTACCAAATCGCAAGTGAAAACGAGGTGAAAGATATTAAATTAGAGGATGAAGAATGCTTCTTATTTATGAAGAGAATGCAAACGAACAAATGCAGAATCAACAATGATTTAATGTTCAACCCTCTACACATGCGTGACTATGTTTGCGATGCTCTAATAGGAGCAGGCTGGCAATACATGCCGACGGTTGAGAATGGATGTAAAAATTATAAACAATATAAACAATAAAAACAATGAAACAGGTAATAGACATTTTACATCTGAGAGTCGACATTCAAGGTCTCTTGAATCACTATCACAGAAAGTCAATGAAAGGTCTTATGCGCAACGATGATGGTAGATTGATGACTGACAAAGAAGTGCGTGCAGAACTACAACGGCACCTGTCTCTCGGTCACACTATATTACCGATGTGTGATAATAGCGAAGACTGTCCTGATTTTGACTATTTCGGAGGCGGTTGCCCAGGGCATGGTGTTCACTACTATGACGACAACGATAATGAAATTTCAAAAGAAGAATATTATTCTTTGTTGAAGAATAGATAATCACAAAGTCACATGAATACGAAAAGAACGATAACAGAAATAGAAATTGCACTTGCTCATAGTTGTAGTTTTGACTTTAGAAGAAACATTGTTGTATTCAACGTGAACGGCTGGAGTGGTAAACTGCCGATATTCCATGAATGTGATATGCTTGTGTGTACAAAATCAGGCTACTTGACAGAAATAGAGATAAAACGTACATGGAGTGATTTTCTTGCAGACTTCAAGAAGAAGCATAAGCACGAAAACATGGGACTGATTAAATACTTTTACTACTGTCTCCCGCAATCGTTTGACTTGAATAAGATATACGACATTCTTGAAGAAAACAACGTAAATTATTCAGGCATATATTTCTATGACGAATATATGAACTTACAATTTCACGGTTGCAGAGTTTCGCAAGATGATTATCAGAACCGTTGTCTGCAAGGTTATAAGAAACTGACTACTGAACAGCAACTTGAAGTTGCACGACTGGGCGCAATGCGTGTAATCGGACTAAAAGAAAAACTAATAACAAAATAAGCAATGAACAACTACTGCAAAAGATGCCGTCTGCGGGACGGTTGCCTCCGCAAATGCAAGTGGGCGGAAGTGTATGAGCAAGGGTACAACGATGGCTATAAAGTTTTGAAAGCATTGAATTTGTGTAAAGAAAAAGATGGCATACAACGAAAAGACCCTTAGCCGAGAGCACCGTAGGCAGTGGCGTGGAAGCAAACTCGTTAGCAAGAGTTGCAGAAACCACGGCACTTGCCCATGGTGTCAGCGAAACCGCAACCGCCAAAAGCGGATGGCGAGAATCAGAATTAATGAACTATTAAAAGAATACGAAAATGGAAGATAATAAACTTTGGGTGGCACGTGAAAAACGTGGCGGACTTTTCCTGTATAAAACCAAGCCTGAACGTGATTGCGATTATGGAATTTGGTTTTCAAATTTAGATTGTATGGGTGCTATTTCAAAAAACCTTTTCCCCGACCTCAAATGGGAAAATGAGCCGATAGAGGTGGAGTTCCGACCAGCAATCAGCGACCTCGACGCAAAGGCGAGCGAGTATGCCAACAACGTAACTAAAACAGCAAGTGACACCATATCATCTAAAGCAGATGGGTATAAAACTGAAATATTTGAGATACTTGGGGCATACTTAAAGGAATTAGATACAAATAAAGTACAATTTTCACAACAAGGAGTATCTCAAGATAAAATAAAAATCAATCAATTATGCGAAACATTGAAATTAATTTATGAATATTTTAAAAAAAATACAAATTAACAGACGAGATAATTGAAATTGTTGAATAAATACTTTATGAAAGCATGAAAGTAATAATCTACATCAAGGAAAGCAACTACCTCTTGGCTCGTGCGGAACTCGTAAGGCTGGAGGCGGATGCGAAATCAAAGAGAGCCGTGGTGGTAGCCGCCGAAAAAGCAAGGGACGCTACCACCTATATCGGTAGCCAACTATCAGACAGCCAGCAGGTGCGACTTGCAACGGTTGCGATTAAGAAAGTATTTAACGAATTAAATTATAAAGACAATGAAAGTAAGTGAACAAAAAGCAATTTTGAAAGCGTATGAAGATGGCAAGACCATCCAGCGAAAATTCTTCGAGAAAAACGAGTGGAAAAGCATTGAATATGTTGATAATTATCCGTTTGACTTTTTCAGCAACGAATACCGAATCAAGCCAGATGGTGAGTACCGACCTTACAAAAGTATTGAGGAAGCATTTGCGGAAGCGAAGAAGCACGGATTTTGGGTGAAGGAGGTATCATCGGGATTTCTTAATTTAATAGAATCTTTTAACGAAGAAAACGGTGTTGTTTATATTTTTGGGAATAAAGCGACTGAATTATTGGACGATTTCGTTTGGGCAGACGACGGCAGCCCTTGCGGAGTAAAAATTTGATAACAATGGAACAACTATCATTTTTCAACAAATTGCTACTGCTGGCGTATGGCGTTGGCGTAGTGGTAAATTGCCTGATATTGGCTGCGTATTATCTGTGTGCGGAAGATGATGATGAACTGATGCACCCGAATGTGCTTCAAGTGCTGGCGATGGTGCTGTTTGTTGTCCTCTCGTTCAACGTGTGGTTCATTCGCTGGGCATCTAAAGCGCAACGAAATAACAACGAGAAAGGAGGCGAGAAATGAATGGACTGCATTACAGCAAGGCGCAGCGTGTTCGTGTTGCCGAGCGTGACCGATTGAGCATTGAAATCCGCAACGGCTGGCACTTGTACGATATGATGTGCGAGTGCGGAAGTAAAGAAGAAGCCGATGCGAACTTGAAGCCAAAGATTAACGAGATGGTGCTTGAGCGTGAGCGGCTGGAGCGGTCGATACACGAGGAAAGCCGAAAGGGAACATCGGCATTGCTGATGACGCTTTGCGCCTGTGATTTGTTGACGGAACTTGCCGATGTGTTCGGATATACTTTGACCGAGATTAGCCGAGGCGCAGAGCCAGCCAACAACGCATTCACGGCGGAATGCAAGCGGCTGGCTTCCGAGTTCAACAATCTTGTCTGCAAGATAGATGCTGGCGGCAACAGCGCACTCTCGATGTTTTATGCCGATATGGCAGAGGAAGCCACAGCCTAGGCACGAAAGGCGATGCAAAGCGTCATCGACAAATGGGCGAACACGGCAAAAGGTGCGGAGTATTTTTAAAAAATAGCGAACTATGGAGCAAAACAACAAAACACCGATGTAGTTGCACGAGGAACGATTGAAGCGACTGCGAAAGCGAGTGGCGAGAGCCGACAAAACAACGATAGTGGCATTTCCATACCGACTGCAACCATCGCTGGCGGTGACGGAGTACGAAATAGCGATGTTTGACCTGTACAAGGAAATGTTTCTGCACCGACCGAAGCGATGATGATGCGTGGTTAACCGACATTGCACATGCCGAGCGATTGATAATACCAGTCGTTCGGCGTGTTTGTTGGCACGCAATGGCACACGGCGCAATAGGCGCACGCTGACGCACGATAATTGTGTAGATAATAAACTATACTAAAACGAAAAGAAAATGCGACAGATGCAAAAAAAGAAGAAAATAATACGAAAAGGTAACACGAAGAACAATGCTGTGGCAAAGGATTTGTTCTGCCGACTGGTTGAGAGCGATTTCGGTTGCGAGTGCGTCCGTGAGTACCGCTTCCACCCGACACGGCGTTGGCGATTCGATTATGCAATAGCCGAGCATCGCATCGCTGTTGAGGTTGAGGGCGGTGTCTTTACTAACGGCAGGCATACACGCCCGACTGGTTTCCTTGGCGATGTTGAAAAATACAACACGGCTACGCTTTACGGCTGGCGATTGTTTCGTGTCACTCCATCGAGGCTGATTAGCACAAGCACGATGCAGTTGTTGCACGATGCAATTACACTAAAATATGTTAAAAGTAAATGAAAATGAGTATTTTTGTTCGTAAAATGGGTAAATTTGAGCGAAATGAAACAGGAAATAAATAATAGCAGAATGTTGCCAATGTCGCAGATTGCTGTGAACAATGGGCAGATGGACGGCGTGCGTGCCAACCCACGCCAAATTAAGGGCGAAAAGTTCGACCGACTGAAAGCGAGCATCGAGCGAAACCCCGAAATGCTGGCGTTGCGTGAATTACTGGTGTATGAACACGATGGCAAATACATCGTTATCGGCGGTAATATGCGCTATCGTGCGTGCAAGGAATTGGGCTACACGCAGATGCCGTGTAAAATCATTCCGCCACAGGCGACAGCCGAACAACTGAACGCTTACATCATACTTGACAACAGTGGCTTCGGCGATTGGGATTGGGACGCATTAGCCAACGAATGGGATAGCGCACAGTTGACCGATTGGGGAGTTGATGTGCCTAACTGGGACGAGGAGGCGAGCGAAGAATGCTCAGATGAACCATTAAGCGCAGAATGCGTAAAGAATGACGTTGCAGAAAACCTTTTAAATCAAGCAATGGTAGAAAACTGCCAAGAATTTCTAAAGCACTTGGAGGTGATGGAAAATGCGGGATTTTTCGCAACAGGAATGACGGCTGGTGCTGTAAAGGCTGAGTTTATTAGAGCGAAATATTATGGCGAAACATTTCGCCAAGTCACCTCTATGTACTGGGTTCCTCAGAGATTTAAAACAGCTGCTGATAAAAAATCGGTATACGAGGTGATATGCGACATTGCAAGTGGTAAAACAACAGTAGGAATCGCAGGGTTGCGAACGGCAACAAAAGATGGCAATCTTAGGAGGATGTTTTCTGGCAGTTATCCTGTAGCATCTGCGAGGGTTCCTTTAGATTTTCCAAGTAAAAAGATGAAGGCATTATGTGATGAGTTCTGTAAAAAAGGCGGTATCGTTCTTGACCCATGCCACGGTTGGGGGGGGCGATTTGTCGGCGCAATGCTTTCCAATGTTGGTGGTTATATAGGTGTAGACCCATCAAATGTTGCGCATAATGGACTGGAAAAAGCAAAAAAACTGCTTTTAGAGTATTCAGATATGAAGATTGCGGAATTTTACAAAATGCCATTCGAAGAAACAAAATTCGATAATGATAGTTTCGATTTCGCTATTACAAGTCCGCCGTATTTTGATGTTGAAAAATATGAGGGCGAAAACACAAGTAGCGTTAAATTTCCGTCTTACGAAAAATGGGTGAATGGATTCTACACGCCATTAATTCGTAAAACATATAATTACCTCAAAAAAGGTTGTTATTTTGTTTTGCAAGTCGGTAGCCAATCTTACCCACTTGCTATAGATGGGCAGGAAATAGCGACAGAAGTTGGGTTTACAGTTGTAGATGTGCGGAAATTTGGAGGGCAAGAAAGTAGCGGTCTACATTCTGATAATGAAGATAAGAACGAAAAAATTATAATTCTTAAAAAATAATATGGCAAACGGAGAGAATTTACGACCTCTGCAATCACGAAGCGAGGAGGAACGCAAAGCAATCGCAAGTGCTGGCGGTCGTGCCAGTTCAGAGGCTAAACGCAGACGGAAACTTATGCGTGAGACGATGGAAGCGATATTGTCGATGCCCGAAAAGAACGACAAATACATATCGATGATGCGTGCGAGAGGCATCAAAAAAAACGACATTACACAGCAAGCGGTGATAGTGATGTCACAGATTGAAAAGGCGAAAAAAGGCGACACCAAGGCAGCCACTTTCATTCGTGACACGGTGGGCGAAAAGCCTACCGAACGCCACGAGGTAACTGGGGCGGACGGAACACCATTCGTTAGCCGACAGTTGACACAAAGCGAGGCGAGGGAGTTCCTGCGCAAGTTGGACGAAGAATTGTAAAAAACGAAATGGCTACGAGTTACGATGAGCTGGAATTGACGAGAAATTGGGTGTCGGCATCGATGCTCAATTTTACTCGTTATTTCTTCCATCGGCAGAACGGTGGAAAACGATACATCGTGGGTGAACACCATCGAGCCATTTGCAAGCGGCTTGACGCTGTGATGCGTGGCGAATGCCGAAAGTTGATTATCAACATTGCGCCTCGCTACGGCAAAACATTGCTTGCCGTTCATTCGTTCATCGCAATGGGGTTGGCGTTAAACCCACAAAGCAGATTCATTCACCTATCCTATTCGTCTGCGTTGGCGCAGGAAAACAGCATCAGCATCAAAGATGTTGTCAATTCAGATGCATTCAAGGCGTTGTTCGCCGCTCGTGTGCGCTTCGGTAGCGATACGAAATCACGGTGGGATTTGGAGCAAGGTGGTGGCGTGTACGCCACATCAACGCTCGGGCAGATTACTGGCTTCGGTGCTGGTGCAGTAGCCGAGGCTGGCGAACAATACCAGTTCAGCGGAGCAATCGTTATTGACGACCCTATCAAGCCAGAAGATGCGCTATCTGACAACATTCGAGAGCAGGTGAACAGACGCTTCGAGACAACGATTCGCAACCGTGTGAATGACCGCAACACGCCAATCATCATCATTATGCAACGACTGCACGAACACGACCTTTGTGGCTACCTGCAAGGCATTGAAAGCGATGGCTGGGAGGTGCTTTCACTGCCATGCCTACACGCCGACGGCACTCCGCTGTGGGAGTTCAAGCATACGGCGGACGAATTGCGAGAGATTGAAAAGGCTAACTCGTTCGTGTTCGAAACGCAATACATGCAGAACCCAAAGCCGTTGCAAGGCTTGATGTATGGTAGTGGTTTCCGAGAGTACGAGGCGTTGCCGACTGGCAAGGTGCTACGAAAGAACTACACCGATACGGCGGACACAGGCGCAGACTACCTTTGTTCGGTGTGTTATGTTGAGTGCGAGGACGGAATGTATGTTACCGATGTGCTGTACACTAACAAGCCGATGGAGTACACCGAGGGCGAAACGGCAAAGATGCTGTTGCGCAACGATACCGAGTTAGCGAACATCGAGAGCAACAATGGCGGTCGTGGGTTCGCTCGTGCCGTTGAAAAGATAGTGCGCTCACAAGGCGACACGTGGACACGAATACAATGGTTCACGCAGTCGAAAAACAAGCAAGTGCGCATATTCAGCGCCAGCGCAAAGGTGCAGAATATGGTGTATATGCCAAAGGGTTGGCAGACGATGTTTCCTGCATTCGCAAAGGCGGTGCTTTCGTATCGCAAAGAGGGTGGCAATGCGCATGATGATGCGCCTGATGTGCTGGCTGGAATGGTGGAAAAGTTCAGAAACAACGCAAATAGAATAGATTTGAAGCGTATTTCTGCGATGGTATAATAAGTGGTAAAAAATAAATAGTTAGTTATGACGATTAGAGAGATTTTCAACAGCGGCGGTAGCGCAAAAGATGTGATTGCCGCACTGAAGAATAAAACAATCAGTGTGCCAACGTGGGGAGGCGTGTCGGGCTTGCAAGCCGAGTACGACCCCATGATGCACCCAGTGATGAACAAGGCTTCGTATCCCGACATCGTTACCGATAGCGGTGTAGAGCATGTTACACGAGTTACATTTGACTTGCAACGGCTTGCCACAAAACGCATGACGGAGTTGTGCTGTGGCATACCAGTGAAGCGTGTGTATTCGCCAGCGAATGACAAACAAGCGGAAGTGGCAAAGTACATCGAGGCTATTTTGGTGCGCAACCGAATAGACAGCGTGAATGTTGAGCGGCTGAACATGTTATTTGCTGGGTGTGAGGTTATGACGCTGTGGTACGCACAGCAAGGCGAAAACGATTATTACGGCTTCCGCTCACTGATTAAATTGCGTTGCCGTAATTTCTCGCCGATGCTTGGCGATGAACTTTATCCGCTATTCGACGAGTACGGCGATATGATTGCGCTATCGGTAGCCTATCAGCGCAAGGTGGGCAAGCGATGGGTGCATTACTTCGATGCGTACATGGCTGATAAGCATGTTAAATGGAGCGATGAAAACGGCGATTGGCAAGAGTTGGAAAACGAGCCAATGGGCATCGGCAAAATACCAGCCGTTTACATCTATCGCCCAACGCCTATTTGGGAGAATCAGAGCCATGCCGTGTATGAAATGGAATGGGCGTTATCTCGCAACGGCAACTATCTGCGAAAGAACAGCAAGCCGTTATTTGTTGTGTTTGCCGATGAAGCAATTAACTATGGAAACGAGAAAGACGGCAACAGCGAGAGTCGTGCCGTGCTTCAATTCCCAACTGGCGCAACGGCTAATTATGTGACTTGGGCGCAGGCAACTGAAAGCCTGAAATACCACATCGACACGTTGCGCTCGGCATTCTTCCAGCAGTTGCAGTTGCCCGACTGGAGTTATGAGAAGATGAGCCAACAGGCGTTGAGTGGTGAAAGCCGTAAACAGTTGTTTATCGACGCACAGATGAAAGTGCGAGACGAAAGCGGTAGATTGCTGGAAGCGTTTGACCGAGAAGTGAACGTTGTTAAGGCATTCTTGAAGCAGATGCTCACCGACGATTATGCAAGCGATATTGATGCGCTGAACGTGGAAACGGTGATAACACCATACCAAATCAACGATGAGGCGGAAACGATTAATCGCCTTGTGTCGGCTACAGGTGGCAAACCTATTATGAGCCAGCGAGAGGCCATTGAAGCCTATGGTTATAGTGACGATGTAGATAAGACCATGGAGCAGATAGCCGATGAAGAACGGCTTGATGCGTTGGATTTAAGCGATTAATATGTTGTTAGGCGATGGCGAGAATGAACAAATACGAGGCACGACACATACGCAACGTGGAAGCGTACAAGCGTGAGGTGCAGAAGATATTCGACGAGGCGACAAAAGAGGCTATGCGTATGGGCATACGGTTCGATGCCGACACAGGCAAGCCATTCTCGTTCGACGACTACCCAGCAACAAAGCGCAAGTTCGAGGCGTTGATGGCGAAGATGCACCAACGCCTAATGGCTGTTGTGCGCAACGGCGTTGATGCCGAGTATGAGTTGGCGCAAGATAGTGCAGGTGCGCAGATTCGCTCCGTGTTCCCAGCATTGTCGGCTGCGCAAATTAGTGAGCAGTTGCGCAAGTTGGCGAACAGTAACGCCAAGGCAGCGTTTGAGCAACGGCGTAAGCGTGGGCTTGGATTGTCGGATAAGGTATGGCAATACACGGGGCAATACAAGCAAGAGTTGGAAATGGCTCTTGATATTGGCATCGGTGAGGGCAAGAGCGCACAGGCATTGAGCCGTGATGTGCGCAAGTACCTAAGACAGCCAAACATGCTATTTCGCAAGGTGCGAGATAAGCACGGCGTGTTACACCTATCAAAGCGAGCAAAAGCCTACCACCCTGGCAGAGGCGTGTACCGTTCGAGCGTAAAGAATGCACTGCGAATGGTGGCGACAGAAACGAATATTGCATACAGAAGCGCAGACTATCTTAACACCAAAGCATCGCCGTGGATAGTCGGCATTCGCATCGTGCTATCGAATAACCACACCTGTAAGGATTCGCAAGGCGTGGCACAGCCGTTTACCGATATTTGCGATAAATTGGCTGGGCGATACCCAAAGGATTTTAAGTTCACTGGCTGGCATCCGAATTGCCGTTGCCATATCGAATACATACACAAGACAGATGCGGAGGTGGAGCGTGACACGAAGCGTATGCTCCGTGGCGAAAAGCCCATCGAGGCGCACGAAAGCAAAAACTTTGTGGGTGAACTGCCAAAGTCGTTCAAGGATTGGTACGATGGCAACAAAGAGCGAATATCCCGAAGCAAGACCACACCGTATTTTATCGAGGATAACGAAAATTTGATTGCAAACGGTGGTGTTGTGGTTACCACAAATCCAACTACTGCCACAACGCAACAAAGCAATGCGAAACAACCGATTGTTCAGCCGACGAGATTAACGAATACACACGATGAACTGAAAGCGAGAGGTGTTGCAAAGGTCGATGTTGGTGTGTTGCCGCCTAACACAACCGAGAGCCAAATAATCGCAAGTGTTAGCGGTGGAGATATGACAACTGGCTCGTGCGCTTCTGTTGCTTTTGCGTATATCGGGAATAAATGCGGTTATGAGGTTGGCGATTTCCGAGGCGGAGAGAGTATGAAATTTTTCTCACGAAGACGTAATTTGCAAGAAATCGCAACCTCTGTTGGCGGAGTGCTGGATTCAGATGTCAACGACTTCAAAGTAGCAACAAGATTGTTGCAAACGATTGATATTGGGAAAGAGTATTATTTTTTCTGTGCAAAACACGCTGCTATGGTTAAGAAAAACGACAATGGCGAATATATGTATTTAGAGTTGCAGAGTGCAGTGGTCAATGGGTGGAAGGAATTTAATCAGAAAGTTCTAAAACGAAGATTTGGTGCGCAAAAATCGCACACATTTCGTGGGCAAAAAATAAAATTATCTGCTGGGTTAATCGATTCGGAATTGCTTGCGAACGACAGCGGCTTTGTCGAAATGCTGAAATACATAAATACAGAGCCCAATAAGCAACGGAAAGGCAAATCGGGCTCTATTAAGTAGATAGTAGTTTATTTTCTATCGGAGAAAAAATCACGCCAAAACGGATTCTCGGCATCAAATATCATGCGTTCCGAATCGGATAGTTTGTGTGGATAGTCTGCGAATAGGTTATATATTTTCACCTTGTCGAACGAAAAAAGCCACACACCTATCTCATCGGTGTTATCAACCCACCAAATGGTGTCGGTGGGTTCGTTTTTGTAAAATCTGCGATTAGCCATATTTTCAAATGTTTATTTACGCAAATTTAGTGGTTTTTGTGATATTTCACAGCCTATTTCATTGCGATTATTTCATCAATCGTGTAGCATGTACTTAATCGGTGTATTGTTCGGGCTACTTCCTAACCCCAAATGCTTGCCACTTTGCGGATAGCACCAAGGTCGCCCTCGAAGTTAATGCAACTCTCATAGTTGTTGTATTCGTAGTAATATACCTCTTGTGGGTTGCATTCTTCGGCGATGATGTCGTCTGTTTTCCTTTGTGCTTTGAAGAATCTATCAATGCCGTCTTTCGTGCCGAACACACCAGCACCGAGCGAGCAGATTTTCTCTCCGTCATTCAGCGGACGGATTGACTTCAAACCGATATTGAATCGTTCATCGGTGAAAGCGCAGAACATGTCGAAGTCCTCGAAGCGGATAGATCGTTTGCTATCCAACAATTCCTTGTATCGCTTCAATGTAGATGCGTTGGTGATGATAAGAAAACCATCACGATCCCAGTCGGGAGTAATTTTTACGTTTGTCTTTGTTACCATTTTTGTTTTGTTTTTGATTGTTGTTATTATTTGGTTACTTGCTATACAATGTCACTCGGATTCCACGGCGTAGGCGACACACGCACTTATCATCGCCAGCGTTGATTGCTCGGTCGATAAACTTGTTGAATAGGTCAACGCCGATTAGCGCAACCATACCTGTAACGCCTACTAATGTGTTGATGCGATTTCCTTTGTTGTCGATGCCTGCCACTTTCAGCAGGAAGTTACGGTTTATATACCGTGAAGTGTAGTTAAGATTTTCCATAATTGCGTTCTCGTTTTTGTTTTTGCGATGCAAATGTAGCCAAATTAAATGATAATGTGCAAGTATTCTGTAACAAATATAACCTTATCCGATTAGATTTAACAAATATTAATGTTGTCACATGCTAAAATATGACTATATTTGCGATATAACCGAAATTCAAGTATTACATAATCATGATTAGAGACGAAATTTTTGCGTTGCTCAAAACCAAATTCGGGGGGGTTGACGATGCAACCATTGGCAGGGTTGCCGACAAACTGGCAAAGACTGCAACAGATGCAAGCGCAGCCGTCGATGGTTGCACTTTCGCACAAGTGCTTGAAATGTATGGCGACAGCCGAGCCACGGAGGCATCGTTGAGCGCAGTGCGCAACTACGAGCGAAAGCATGGGCTAAAAGACGGCAAGGTTATCGAGGCGCAGAAGCAAGCACAACAACAACAAAATGCGCAACCACAAGACGGAAATAACGGTGGGGGCGAAGTCGCAGAATTGCTCCGAGAATTGAAATCACAAAATGAATTGTTGAAAGCAAGGCTTGACGGCATCGAAGCGAAAGGTATAACCAAGACACGAATGGGGGAAATCGGCAAAATCGTAGAAAAGTTGCCCGAAGCATTGAGGAAGCCGTATGGCAGAATTAGCGTTGATGGGCTGAGCGAGGAAGATTACACCTCGCTAAAGAACGAAATCAGTGCCGAGGTTGAACAACTGGCGCAAGCGCAAAAGGCGAATGGCGCAGTATTCCAACAGCCGAAATTCGTGTCGGGTCCAGTCAGCACACAAGAGTTGAGCGAAGAGCAGATGTGCGCAATCGCAAAGCGTGAGGGCGTGATTAAGGCTGGCGAACAACCATTTTAATGCAGACTGGCAAACGAGAGAAAAAACCGAAATTCAAGTATTTTTTTTAACGATTAAAAAATGTTCGTTAAACGTAAAAAAGACCAACACCAGCGTAAGGTGCTGATGCACCGCATTGCTGATGTGCGAGGCGGTGTTAGTATCGCACAATCGGACATTCCAAGTGGTGCTATCGCCGAGGGTGCTATCATCGCAGTAGCCGACGGCAAATATCACATTTTGCCTACGGCGTTGTGCGTTGGAGCGTTAGGCGTAACCGCAACGAGTGTCAAGGTGGCGAAGTTCCACAATTTCGCCGTCGGTCAATCAGTGACAAAAGACGCTGGAGCAGTCGCAAGCAAGATTACTGCTATCGACGACAGCAACAGAGCGTATGATGTACTTACACTTTCAGCCGCTATCGGTAAAGTGAAAGTTGGGGAAAGCATTGTGGCTGCGAAAGCGGTTACAACCAACAATGACAGTGCTTTGCTTTACGAGCCATTCGCAGTGGCTGGCACAAGCAAAGACGCAGAGGGTGACTTCGTAGATGTTGATGCGTGGTTGATTGGTGTTACCGCCAACCTGCAAGCACCTGCATCTGTGATTAATAAGATGAAAGGCATTGTTAACATCGCAAAATAAAAGGAGGTAGAAGATTATGGCAAGAGGACAAATTACCAATTCGCTCATCGTCGGTCTTACCGCTCAAATGGTACAGGCGAGAGTTAACACGGCAGACGCATCGAAGTTCTATTTTGGCACGCATTTCCCTGTGAAGCGTGTGAATGGCTTCTCTTGGCGTATGCTTGAAAACCAACTCGAGGGCAAGAATGTGGCGGCTGAAATCCACACCGACAATGGTACTATCGTGCGCAAGCGAAGACCAATCTTCGATGTGGCACAAGGCGATATTCCATACATCGCCGTGAGCCGAGAAATGACACGCAAAGACCTGAAAGACTATCAGACAGCATTGGCATTGGCTAACGATGCCGACGCTTCAAAACTGGTGGAATATTGGGGTGGCGATGTTGACTTCTGCTTCAACGCAGTGCAGTCGGAAATAGAAAAAATCGCTTTCCAAACACTTTCACACGCTGGCGTATTCAAGGCAGACGGTAAAAACTCCGCATCGTTCGAGGCTAATATGGACTATATGGTTGACGATGATAAAAAGGTCGCTACCGCAAGCGACTGGACAGACAAATCTTCGGACATCATCGCCGACTTCGTGAAGATTGTTAAGGGTGCAAAGGATATGAACCTTTCGCCAAAGTTCGCATTCGTGAACCTTGATACATTCTACGCAATCGCATCTAACGAGAGCGTTATCAAGGCTTGTGCAAGTTATCTCAACAACTTGGTGAATATCCCACAAACGCCTGACCTTGCAACCGTTAATGTGATGCTCTCTCGTCAGGCGTGGTTGAACGGCATTCAGTTGCGTGTGATTGACCAAACCATCACCACCGAGTTCGCAGACGGCACTCAAAAGAGCGAGAATCCATTTGCTGACAATGTGTTGGTACTCTCGGAATCTGAACGCCTCGGAACTACACAATACGATATTTTGGCGGAAAACAACCCTGCCATCATTCGTGCAGAGCGTGCGCACTGCGTTATTAAGAAGTACGGTACATGCGAGCCAACAGCCGAAATTACCATCGGACAAGCGGACGCATTGCCAGTGCTTGACAGCGCATATCGCAACGTGTATGTTAAGGTTGACGGCGTTAACGATTTTAGTTACAAGTAAGTAAAGCGTTAGTGTTATGACTGTTTACGATTGTCTACGTGGGCTTAACGCCTATCCTATTCCAGCAGCCGCTATCAGTGAAATAGCAATCAACCGTGGTGTTTACGTTGACGATGAAGCCACGGCTGAACTGCTGGCAAGCACGGAGTATATCGGCGCAAAAGCCGATGTGCTGATGTGGTTGGCACAGGCTCCGAATGTGTCGCAAGGTGGGCAAAATTATAGTTTTAGCGAGTTCGAGCGCAAGGCGTTGCGTGCTTCGGCTTCTGCTCTTTACGACCAAGTTGGCGAAGATGCGAAATCGGGCGCAGTCGTTTACGGCTATAAAGGTTCACGGCTATGATAATCGAGAATGGGCATATCGAGGTGAAGCGAAAAAAGGCAGGTGGCATTGACGATAACGGTATGCCAGTGCCACCAACCTTTTCCTACGGCAAACCAATCAGATGCCAATGGTGGGCTAATAGTTTCTCGTGGAAAGGGCGCACGAGTTCAGGCGGACACTTCACATCGGCAAGTTATGAGATACTTGTCGAGGCTGGAGATGGCGTTGAACTTGGCGAGCAGTTGCGATTGACTGATGACCGAGGCAGAACCATTGGCGAGTTTAGCGTAATGAGCATTGAGCCGTTGCGAGCCGTCGGGCAATACCGAATACTTGTATAACGCCATATTTGCGATTTGACGGCACGAAAACCAAAATATATGTAAGTGTATAGTTTTGCGATTTGAGTGCGTCAGACGCTAAATCTGCAATAAATAACACCTAACTGATGGGCATTAAGATGACGACACCGCTATCATCGTTGCAATCGACTATCAGCGACGCAATCGACAACCAGCGCACGGCGATGATTGAGCGGTTGCGACTGGTGGGCGAAAAAGCCGTAAATGTAGCACGAGGCTACACAGGCAAGCAATACACCGATAGGACGAACAATCTCCGTTCATCAACAGGTTTTATAATTGTTGTAGATGGCATGATATATGGAAGTAGCGGATTTACTTCGTGCGGAAACGGCGCAGATGGCGATGGCAGTGCTGGCGGTTCAAGCGGTAAAGCCTATGCCGAGGAATTAGCGGCGAAGTTCCCACAAGGCATTGCGCTCATTGTTGTGGCTGGTATGGAGTACGCCGCATTCGTACAGAACAAAGGCTACAACGTGCTACTTGAAGCAGAGGATTTCGCACTCAACGAAGTTGCAAAACTATTAATGACGATACAGCAGGAATGGTAACGAGCAAGACGGTACAACGAGACATCTATAACGCATTGCGTGGGAGTGAACTTGCACGCAATATCAGCGGTCGCATCTACTACGACGGCACACGAAAGCGAGATAGTATGTTGGAGGATGTTGAGGTGGTGTTCACGTATGGCACGACTGACGGACAGACGGCTTCGGGCGTTGTAACGTTGCTCGTTTATTTTCCTGACATCGACCCTTACGGCAATGGCGTGATGGTTGAAGATATAGCAAGGGCAACGGAGTTGGAGGCGTTATGTGCTGCGTTCGTTGACGAGGTGAAAATCTCGCTGACGAATTACAAGATTGGGCTTCGCCAGTCGATTATGACACAGGCGCAAACAGAGATTAACCAGCACTTCGTTAGTGTTATGCTGGCTTACGAAACGATTGAAAATTAATAAATAAAATAAGGTTATGAATAAAGTAATGGCTTGGAGCGAATGCACCATCAAGATTGGTGCAACTCCCGATGACGAAACAATGGCTACCGAATTGACCGAAATTAAAGAGCCTAAAAACCAAAGCACAACGCTGGAAAGCGAAGATGGCGATGTGTTGGAGGCAATTAAAGAGGGCGGTCAACGTGTCGGCTATGAGAAATTGCCAGGCGCATTGACGCTGAAAACACGCATCATCGAGCCTGACGATGAACTTTTCAAGTTGCTTGGGCTTGGAGAGGCGGAAACTGGTGGCACTGCAAATGGCGAGTTCAATGTTAAGTCGCACGTTGTTTCGAAGTATTTTTCGGTTGAGGTCACACCTGCACACGATGGCGCAAAGGGTATTCGTGCACCTAAATGCTCGGTATCTTTCCAGTTTGGCTACTCAACACAAGAAGGCAATTATGCCGACTTAACATTTGGTATTCTTGACGGTGCGGCTGGTTACTGGTACAAGCGTTTTACCGTAAAGAAATCATAAAGTAACACACTCTCCAAATTTATGTGGCGGATAGCCTATCGCTGATAATAGGCGTTGGTTATCCGCTTTTTAATTTTAATTCCGAAACAAGAAATGACAAAAAAGCGAAAATACGAGCAAACTGCCGAGGCAAAAGTGGCTGATGCTATACTGCAAAAGCCTATCGTGGTGACGATTGACGGCACAAGGTATGAGGTGGCACAGCCGACTATCGCCACACTAATCAAGGCGAGCAAATATATAAGTTACCTGCCAGCATTTGACATCGAGGCAACCGATGTGTTATCCGAGGTGTTGCGTAATGCGAAAGACTGCAAGATTATCGGCAAGATAGTTGCGACGCTGATACTTGGCGCAAGGCGTTTGGCTGAAAACCGAATCGTGAGCCACACACGCTACGTTGTAAAGGCGAAAAAAAGACACTGGTGGCAACTGCGAAAAACGGCTAACGATATTTGCACCGAGAAAGAAACAATCACGTTGCGAGAGGTTGATTGGTTGGCGAGTGTCGTAAGCGAGAGAATGAGCATCGTGGAATTGCGAGATTTGCTTATCACGCTGTTAGGCAGTATGCAGGTGGCAGATTTTTTCGGCATTACCATTTCCCTATCCGCTGCAAATCTAACGAAGCCAAACGAGGAAATGGGCAAGAGCGATGCAGTGCGTGGGGTTTCGTGATAGGCTGGGCGAAATCGCTAAACATGCCTATTGATAGCGTGCTGTACGATATGAGTTATCGCAATGCCATGATGTATGCGAGGGCATTGCCACATTATGACGATGAAAAAGAGGAAGAATGGGACGCATCGATTGACGCAAGCGACCCTAACAACTTTCAAAGCGAAAAAGACGAAGAAACGATTTACAGAATTAGATAGACGATTATACGATGAATCAAGACAACGGACGATTGAATTTCGTGGCTACTGTTGACACTTCGCAGACGAAGAAAGATGCCGACGAACTGGTGCGCATTTTCCAAAACATCGGGAAAAGCGCAGAACGCTACGGCATCGACATCGACAAATATATCGGAGGTGGGTTGCGCAACAGCAATGACGCACAGCGTGCGTTCAAGGGAATTGCCGACGAGTTGAAAGCAAAAATCAAGTCACAGGCGGCTGCCGTGCAATCGTTGAGCCAGCGATACAAAGAGGCATCATCGGCAATGTCTAATTCGGTGATGGTGAGCGAACGGCAAAAAAGCAATGTCGCATCGCTGAAAAAGGAACTCGCTGCCGAACAGCAGGAACTTGCGAAGATGAAGCAGTTGCTGGCAGAGGTCGGCGAACAGCAGATAGCAACTGGTGGCAAGGCTGAAAGTATGCGCTCTCGGTTGCGTGAACTGCGAGAGACGATTTACAACTTGGAAATCGAATGGCGAACAATGACCGACGAACAACGCAAAAGCGACTTTGGTGTTGCGTTTCGCAAGCAACTGGAAAGTGCAAAGAAAGAGGCTGGCGACCTTGCCGACATCATGGGCGATGTGCGACGCGCCATTCAGTCAGAGGCGAACGATACAGGTAAATTCTCGGCATTGTCCGAGGGTATCAATTTGGCTGTGTCGAGCGCAACGGCGTTGACTGGTGCGATGGAGTTGCTTGGCGTAAGCGAGGAAGATGCAGAAAAGGTTCAAGCACAGATACAGGCAGGGCTTGCAATCAGCAACGGTCTAATGCAGGCGCAGAACGTGCTGCAAAAGGAAAGCAATCTGATGATTCAGATTGGCAACATTCAGCGATGGGCGCAAGTGAAAGCCGAAGCGGCTGCCAATGTGGCGAAAAACGCAGGTACCGTCGCTACAATCAAGGCTACGGTGGCACAGCGTGCGTTCAACTTGGTTGCAAAGGCTAACCCTTACGTGCTATTGGCGACAGCGATTGTTACGGTGGTTGGCGCATTGTTCCTATTCGCCAAGCGAAGCGATGATGCGAAGCAGAAGCAAGAGGAATTGAACAAGGAAATTGAGCGTGGAAAGAAAGTGCAGGAGGCTTATACTGGTGCATTCGTTGACAGCGCAACGGATAGTTATAACTCGTTCCAGCGACTACGCACGATGTATAATGCGCTCGGCAATGATATGGCGGCTAAACGCAAATTCATTGTTGACAATAAAGATGCATTCCGTGCGCTTGGCTTGGAAATCACAAGCACAGCCGAAGCCGAATCAATGTTCAACTCGCCTGATAGACTGCAAGCATTCCAAAACGCAATGATAGCGAGGGCAAGGGCAATGGGAGCCGCTGCCGCAGCCGCCGAAAAATACAAACAGGCATTCGAGGAAGAAAGCGAAGTTAAAGCACCGAAGCAATGGAAGATGGTGAGCAAAGATGTTTACGACAGAACGCCATCGTGGAAGCGCAGAAAAGAAGATAAGACGATTTATCGAGCAAGAGACGGTGCTTATTTTGATGCTTCAAGTTACTACGTCATTGACGATGCGGCACAGCAAAAGGCATTCGACGAGCAACGAAAGAAAAACAAACAGCGTGCAGATGTCTACTTAAAGCAAGGTGACGAGTTCATCAAGAAACAAGTTGAGCAAGAGAAACAAGCAAGAAGATACCTAAAGCAAACAGGCTATGCGTATGCTGGTGATGCAAGCAAAAAAACTGGTACACCCAACAAGGTGACAACAAATAAAACACAGCAAATCAAGAAAACAGATGCAGAGCAATGGTTCGCAAACTGGAAGGCAAGGATTGCGCAAGCCGATGAACTGCGCGACTTGCTGTATCGCAAGGACGAGGAATTGACCGCCACGATGGCAGACGAGAGCGAAAAACGCAGAAAAACACTCGAGTTGAACTATCAGCGAGAGATTTCAGAACTTAACAAGCAGATGCGAGAAATGGCGGAAAAGAACAAGTCGGAGGCACTCGCAAAAGATAAAAACGCTGATGTGGAGAATATCGGTTTGACTAACGACCAACAGAACGCTATAAATGCTATCAGAGAGGCAATTCAGAAGCGATACAACTACGAACGCCAATTAATCGACAAGCAGGAAAAGGAGAGCGCACAGGCTTCGCTTGATGCGTTCAACCGAGAATATGGCAACTACACACAAAAGCGCATCGCTATCGTGAATCAGATGCAGCGAGAAATCGCCAACGCACAGAACGAGGGCGAGCGAAAAATGGCAAAGGCGAAAGGCGATGAGGCGTTAGGCGAACTTGATGCGGATTTCGTGAAGAAAAACGCAAAGGTCATTGTCGCACTATATGAGGACACGGCAAACAAGACGGTTGCGCAACTTCGGAAAACCAAGAAAGAGGCAGCCGAATTGCTTGCATGGCTACAAAGCGGTAAATACGACGAGGCGAAAGGAAAATTATTCGGCATCACAGCCGACCAGTTCGCATCGCTGAAAGATAACAAAGAACTGCAAAAGGAAATAACAGACGGCATCGCTGGCATCGGCGAAGCGGCTGACAATGCAGAGCCATTGCTCAGCAAGTTTGGCGATAGCGTAAAAAACCTATTCAGCAAGGACGGCTTCAACCCTAAAAACATACAGAAATTTTGCTCTGAATTAACAGCCTTGGCTAACGCTTTCGGCACGTTCGGCAAAGAGTTCCAAGAGATAGGCGAGGCGACTGGCTCGGAAACGATAAAGAAAATCGGTAGTGGCATTTCTGCCGTTACAGAAGAAGCGAAAGGAATAGCAAACGACATGCTTACTGGGTTGCTGATTGGCGGACCAGTCGGTGCGGCGATTGGTGGTGTGTTAGGCGTAACTGGCTCGCTATTAAAAGGCATATTCAGCATCGGCGGTTATGACTGGGAATCGTACAACGATATGATGGATAGGTACAAGAGCCTCGAGGAAACGTGGGATAGACTGATTGACAAGAAAAAGGAATATATCAGCGAGGGCTACGGCATCGAGGCGGAAAACATTCGCAAAGACACCGAGCGACTGATACAAGAGCAGACCGAGGCGGCAAGGCGTATGGGCAACGCATGGATAGACGCTGGACGCAGTTGGCGGTCGCACTCGCAAGGCTACCTGCTGAACCGCAATATGAGCGACACGGCTAAAGGTCAAGCCATCGGTGCGTTTGGCAGCGACTGGCAACGCAACATACTGCAAATGAGTAGCGAGCAGTTGAGCAAGTTGTACGAAGATTCGTCAATGGCTCAATTTTGGGCGGAACTGAAGCAATATGGTGGCGACTTTTACGACATCGTTATGCGCATCGTGAACGAGCAAGAGAACCTCGAATCGGTTGCCGACACACTGAATGAGCGGCTTACATTCCGTTCGTTCGATGATGTGGAGAGCAGTTTCAACGAAATGCTGACCGACATGGGTAAAGATGCAAAGGACTTTTCCGAGGACATGGAGGAAAACTTTCAGAACGCCATCATTCGCACATTCGTTTACAGCAAGTATCAGGCAAAGTTAAAGGCGTTCTACGAACGCTGGGCAGATGCGATGAAAGGCGACTTGAACGCTGGCGAGTTGGAAACATTGCGTTCGGAGTACATGAACATCGTGAATGATGCCATCAACGAGCGTAACCAAATTGCCGACGCTCTCGGATTCAAGAAATCAGCCACCGAGCAGAACTCTACGAGTGGCGGATTTCAGACGATGAGCCAAGACACGGCAAATGAACTGAACGGACGATTTACGGCAATTCAGATGGACGTATCGTCTGTGCGCCAAATGATGGCGGAGTTGCAAGGCATATCGCTTAATAATATGGGCTACCTCGAAGATATAGCAAAGAACACTTTCCAGCTGTACGAAATGAACGAGCGATTGGGTAAAATTGAACAAAACACGGCAAGGCTATGATATACGAATTTTCTATAAATGACACTCCGTGCGAACAATTGGGCATCACAATTGGTCGTGGCTCGGTTGACGCACTGCACGCACCTGTGCAGCGCAAAGACTATATAACCAACGAGAATGCGAGCATTAATGGAGTGCAGTATCTGACCGACAAAGACTATATGCCGAAGTTCGCTTCACGAGATGTTAGCATCGTTGTGTATCTCGAAGCGGCGAGCAAGGAGAGTTATTGGACGGCATACGATAGGCTCTGCAACTTGCTTAATGCAGGCGTGGTAACTATCACGGAAACGGTGTACGAAGATGGCGCAGAAGATACTGACACTTATGTTGCGTATCGCCTAATCTTCAAGTCGTGTACGCAGTTCAGCGAGTATAATGGTCGTATGGCGAAGTTGCTACTGCGCTTCATCGAACCCGACCCAACAAATAGAAATATATAGGAGTATGGGAGTAGAAGAAGTAAAAATATACAACGCCAATGTCTCGGCTGTTAAAGCCGTTGTTACGCCGAATGACAGCAGTGTGTATTACTGCGAGTTGATGAGCGCAGAATATGTAAAGTTGTCGTTCAACTTGCGTACACCTGTTATCTTTGGTGTTGGCGATTGCATAACACTTGATGGTTATGGTTATGGTCGTTTCGAGTTAACGAGCGTGCAACGCCCGACATACAACGCAAAAACTGGAGCATGGGCATATACATTGCAATTCAACGCATCATATTATAGGCTTGGCAATAGGCTTTTTTGCTACGATAGGCAGAATGGAAGTGAATGCTCATTCTCGCTAACGCACGACATCGCACATCACACGGCTATCGTTAAGAGCAACATCGATGCGCTGATATTTACTTACGGCTTCGAATCAATTAGCGTCAGCATCGACGATAGCGTGAACAAGACGCTGTTAAAGGCTATCACATACACCAATCAATCAATAATTGACGCTATATCGGCAATCGCCGAGGCGTTCGAGTGTGAATGGTGGTTCAGCGGAAGCGTGTTGCATTTCGGTAGGTGCGAGAGCGGACATGCTGGCGGTATTGGGTATGTGAAGTTGCGTGAGGGCAAAGAGGTGAACGGCATGACTGCAACAGACAGCGCACAAGACTATTGCACACGCATCATCGCATTTGGTGGTGAGCGCAACCTATCATCGAAGTACCGAAGCAATGGCGAAGATACTACGGCGATAACTAACCATATCGCAAAAAAACGCCTGATGTTGCCAAGCAAAACACCGTATATTGATGTGCTGGACGGCGTTAGCGGCTCGCAAATAGTAGAAAAGGTATATGTGTTCGACGATATATATCCGAGGCGTGTGGGCGAAATTACGAGCGTCACGACCAAGGAATATACCGACACCAACGAGCAGACGGCGGAGGTAAGCAAATGGAATGCGTTCCGCTTCACGGACACTGGCATCGTGTTCAGCGAAGATTACATTTTGGCTGGGGAAAAACTTAAAATCGTTTTCCAAAGCGGAGTGCTTAACGGAATGATATTCGATGTTAATTTCAACCCCGACGGCTACCGAGAGAAAAACGCAGATGGAACTTGGAACACCGACGCACAGGTGTGGGAGATTGTTCGCAATGACGATTATGGCGTTAATTTGCCGAGCGATTCTTTTGCACCAGCCGTTGGCGATAAGTATGTGCTTTACAACTTCGACAGCGACAAGTTGGCAAGCATTCAAATCAGTTACAACGGCACGATGATGGGCATTGTCGAGGCTGCGGAAAAAGAACTTTACGACACCGCACAAGCGGAAGCAAAAAAACTACTGACCGACAGCAAGCAGTATAAATGCCCAATGAATATGATTAGATATTACGGCTTCCAAGATTCTGCGGACGGTTTGAAGCATATTGCTGGCACAGAACTGGTGTTCGACATCGGAACAAGAGTAGAATTAATCAACAGCGCATTTTTTGCCGAGAGTGTGAAATCGAGGATTTACGCCGTTGAGCGAAATCTGAATGGTCGCAGCTGCACATATACGGTTGCAGAGAGTGCTAAATATTCGAAATTCTCGGAACTGCAAAAAGACATCGACGCAGTTAACAAGACGGCGGTAACGAATAAAACAACTGGCTATACGACCGACAGCGGAAGCAACAACTACCTCAAAGTGAAATACGACCAGTTTGGGAATCCTTACTTATACTGCACGCTTGACTTCGCCGTGCAGTATGGCATTACGGCTTACTCACGGCAAAAGGCGATTGTCGATACCATTATGGACGGCATATTGGTTGACGGAAAGACTATCAAGATTAACGAAAAAGGACAATTAGAAGTAATCAAATGATAGGACAAAGCGACATATCATATAAGGCGATAAGAGATGTGCTGAACGCTCACGGCGGCAATGTGGGCAGTAGGCACTCGGATTTTTTCTCCCCAAAGGCGAACATCAACAAGTGGAGCAAGCGAAAGCCTGTGGAGCATCAAAAGATGTTCAAACTCACTGATGAGGATTTCGCATCGGTGAATTGGGGTTGGAAAGCGGAAAGTTACGCCAATCCATTCGCTCTGATAGACGCTTGGTGTGGCGACTTTTGGGCGTACACTCTGCCGAGTGGGAATCTGCGCATATCGGACTTCCGTGGCTATGACCCCGACGCTGTGAATCCTTTCCTCATTGAACTGCTTGGTTCTGAAAAGGTAAAGGCTGGCGACACGGTGAGGATAGCGACCACACAAGAGGACATTCAGAGCATCGTTGGAACATACAAGGTGTTCGAGGGCATTGCCTACGACCTGTGGTATGTAGGCGTGATGTTCTGCCCGATTTTCAAGGTGGGTATTAACAAGGTGTATTACTGCTCTGTATCGAGCATAATTGACTATGACACCGAGAAAATCAGTTTTACCGTTCCGAGCGAGATTTCGGACGGCAGTTATCGGGCTATCGTGGTGTTCACAAGTTATGCAGGGAAAAAGTTCGAGGAATTGAGCGACAAGCAGGACTATTATTCCGAATGGGTGGGCATACCGTGCAACGCTGTGACTTTTGAGAAGGTGCAATACATCACACCTGATGTGTGGAAGCAGTATGGCATTACATTCGAGAATGTGACTATCTCCACCACCACCGACCCACGAGGGTATCTGCTGAACTCCTTGGATATGGACATCGAGCAGACGCTTGGCGACTATCCGTATGGCGTGCATACCAAGGTGGAAATGACGGTGCAGACCGAAAAAGGCGATGTGACACTCGGCTCGGTGGAGAATGACATCAACCCCAACGGAATAGTTACCGACAGTTTCGCATACACCGACAGCGACGATAAGCACGTTGTGATGGTGGAAATGCCCGAAAAGATAGGCGTGAGGGTGACTATAACGACCGATGGCGAACAGCGAGTGTGGCAGACTGCTGCGAGCATCGAAACCTACGAATAGTAATTTTAAAATATAAGAGTTATGGTTATTTATTTGTTTTTAGTTTTCATCATCGTGGTGCTGGCTTATATGTACTGCACGGAGCGTAAAATTGCCGAGCGTTACAAGGCTATTGCGAGTGATTTTGACAAAGAGGTTAAGGAACTGCAAAAGGAATGCGAGTTGATGAAAAGCAAAATAAAAGGTATTGAAAAGACGGCGAAATGAAACATATACACTACAAGAATGATTTTGAATTTCTGCTCAAAATTATGGGCAAAGACGGTGCTGTGCGCCCAGTTCCGCAGTACAGGTGGAGTGTGGTGTTCAGCGTGGGCGGAGTTCTCTACGAGTGTTCGCTTCGTGACGGAAACGCAGTCGTGAAAGGCGACACGATTGTTTGCCGACTGCAAGACCACGGCTTCGGTTGTGGCGAGTTGAAAGCGGAACTGCGTGAGTGGATTCCAAACAAGGATTGGCTTGACGGTGTGGTTGATGTCAGCACCCCCATTGACACTGATATTGAACTGTGGGAGGGAAAAAGTGACGATTCCGAAGAAATGGTGTCGGGAAGCGTAGTGTCGGCATACTTTGTATATGATGCCTACTTGACAGCAAAGGCTAACGGCTACACTGGTACGGCTGAGGAATTTTACGATGCGCTTAACC